TTAAAATACATGTTCTTTCTTTTGTTAAGATATATTCAGGTTCGGCTTCGTCATGGCGGTTTAAAAGAATATCCTCTATATCGTATTCTTTTAAACCTGTCTTAAGATAAGCATAAACGTCGCATGTGACGGTAACTGTAAACTCTCCGCTCTCTATCACTCTGCGTTCATTTGAACTGAGTTCTATTCTTTTTATACGGTAGTAAATATCAGGGCAGTCACTGAACGATAGTCTTTTATGTCCACTTTTAAACAGCCATCTTTTAACCTCGTGCCATTTAATACCCCACTGGTATTCAGAAGATATATAGTTCATTTCGATTTCAAACTGTATATCTTCATATGTGCCCATGTCTTCATAAAGTTTCCCGTTTCTGCCCGGAATACTGTATTCTTTGTAGTTTTTAACCGGAGCTGGAAACTCCGGTCGTTTTGTTACAGCAAGTCCCATCTGAACTGATGTAACATCATCCAGTGAAATATAGTACATATCTATCCCCCCTTAAATACCAGTTTAGAATGCTGTACCTTTGTCATCCTGCGTTCAATATTCTGATAGATTGGCTTACCATCAAGTGGAACAGTATTATGGATTTCTATTACTGCCTTACTATCCATAGATAGAGCCCTTGATACTGTTGCATTAACATCTGGTGTAAATGACGATGTCATTTCTCTCTGCAGCTGACTAAGAGGCTTTAATGCAAGTTCGCTGTTTTCTTCAATACCAACACCGATACCGGCAGCAAGGTTTTTACCGATAAGATCTCGCATAAGTCTAGACGGTGAATGTATTCCAAATGCACTCATAAGACCGCCCAAAAAGCCATCTGCAAAACTAAATATCTTATCCTTGAGCCAGTTTCCCATTCCTGTTATTCCATTCCAGATTCCCTCAACAATATTTTTTCCGATATCAAGCATTTTACCAGGAAGTGAACTAACACCTTCAACTACTGCACTGACAAGTTTTCCTGCGGCGTCTTTTCCTTTGTTCCAAAGTTCCAGTCCCCATTGAACAATTTTATTTGCTGCATTCGACAACCAGTTCCACATTTTTTCTGGAAGCTGACTGAAATAGTTGATTATACCGTCTACTGTCTTACTTATCCACTCAACGGCACTGTTGTATGTATTAGTTCCCCATTGAATTACGTTATTCCATGCATTTACAAGCCATTCCCATATTTTTCCGGGTAGCTGTGAGAACCAGGTTACTATGCCGTTTATAAATTGAGGAACTGTTACTGTCATAAAGTTTGAAAGGGTAATTCCCCACTGAACCATATGACCTACTATCTGTCCAACAACAAATCCAATTTTATAAGGCAGTTCATTGAACCAGGTAACTATTCCATTAACAAACTCTCCAATTCTTTCCGGGATAGACTGAAAGAACGCGACAAATTCTTCTATTTTCTGCGGTATTGTCTCAGTAAAAAAAAGAGCTATACTGTCGACAAGCCCCTGAAAAAAGTTTACAACAGATTTTATTACTCCATTGACCGCATCTCTAAACCATTCACATTTTGTATAGAGCAGAACAACAACTGCAATAATTGCTGTTATCGCCGCAATTACAGGATGTGCTGTTATTGCACTAAAAGCACCCGAAACTGCTTTTCCTATACTGCCAAAAGCACTTTTGATTATCCCTGATGCTTTGGTAAACGACGGTCCGAGCTTTGTACCAAGATTGATTATATTCGATACTCCCTGAGCAGTTTTTCCGGCAATTATAAGGACTGGTGCGAGTGCAGCCACAATCAAACCTACTACTGTTATAACTTTTTGAGTAGCCGGAGACAAAGCAGAAAATTTGTTCACAAGCTCTGTTATAACTTTTGCAACATCAGAAACTATCGGGGCAAGTGTTCCACCTATAGCAATTGCAGCCGTCTCGATAGAGCCTTTCATTTCCTCGATTGCACGGGAATACTCACTCATTTGAGAATCAGCAAGTCTGGAAGCTGCCTCCTGATCATTTGTTGCATCAGTATATTTTTTAAGTCCTTCTGCACCGCTGTTCATTAAAACGGTAGCAGCACGCATCGCATCACTGCCGAAAATGGTTTGCAGTGCAGCATCACGTGTTGCTGCATCAAGCCCGCCTAGTTTATTTTGAAGTTCTTGAGCAATTTCAGTAGCTCCTAGCATTTCTCCACTTGAATCTCTCGTTTTGATTCCCAGCTGTTCAATCTTTTCTGCCGCTTTGTCTGAACTAGGAGCAGCAAGCCTTTGAAGCATAGTCTTTAATGACGTACCTGCATCTGAACCTACAATACCGGCATCAGCAAATTTTCCAAGTACTGCTGTTGTTTCCTGAATGGACCATCCGGCATTGTTTGCCTGAGCAGAGCATTGAGCAAGACCTTGAGTAAGCGGCTCAACGTCAGTTGATGAGGCTGCCGCAGCACCAGCAAGTGCATTTACAGCTACTGATACATCTTCGGCGGTTAATCCAAAAGCCCCCATAGCCTGTACCACAACATTCGCTGAATTGGCAAGATCCATTTGTGATGATGCTGCAAGATCCATTGTAGCAACCAGCGCTCCGCCTTTTATATCAGCTGCACTCAACCCGCCTTTTGCAAGTTCTGTCATTGCCTGACCGGCTTCACTGGCTGAAAAGATAGTATCCTGTCCTACCTGAATTGCAAGTTCGCGCAAATCATTCATCTTTCCAACAGGAATATCTAAAGCCCCTGCTGCCTGAGACATAGCATCTTCGAAATTTATTGCAACTTTTGTAGCTGCACCACCGACACCGGCAAGACCTATGCTGAGCGGTGTTAGTTTCTTTCCAGCATTTTCGAGGTTAGTTCCCATTTTTTCAGCTTTGATTCCAAAAGCCTGTACCTTTTCACTAAATACATTTTGCTGTTCACTAAGTCTTTTTATAGTCTGTTCAGTATTTTTAATCTGTCTTTCCAGCTCTATGTATTCAGCACTGTCAATGTTCTTGCCACTGTCTATAAACTGCTGCTGTGCTTCTTTTAGCATATTGAGTTTTTCTTTATTTTTGTCGACAGCTTCACCTAGTACCCTTTGTTTCTTAGCAAGTAATTCGATATTTGTAGGATCTACTTTTAGAGCCTGATTTACTGCTTTAAGTTTTCCCTGTAATTCATATGCTTCGGTATTTGGTTTTTTTAATGCTTTTGAAAGTGCGGTAGTATCACCGCCGATTTCAAGTGTAATACCTTGTAATTTACTTTTGGCCATAACTTCCTCCTTTCATTAAAATCTGTCAAAGTCACGCTGAGTTGCCTGACGTACCTTTCTAGAATCAGATTGATCTGCATCATTTACATTATTAAAAGTGATGATGATATCCAAAAGTTCACCAACATCACTTCTATATATGTCGTATGTACTTAGTCCTATTCTCAGGCATGCAATCATCAGTTTTTGAAACGTTACCGGTTCTTCTTTTTCATTCGATTGTTTTTTTTTGGTTTTACAGTTGGAGTATTTGAATCGCTTAAAAGTTCCTGAATGTCTTCATAAGACGAAATAACCGCAAATGGACTTTTAAACTGTTCAAGCCATTCAGAAACAGGTTCGATTTTTGGATTCGCCTTATAAGCAAGTACCCACGCAATATTTTCTAAAATTTCTGCAACTTCAATATCATCAAACTTTTGATTTTTAAATGCTGTTTCCATTTTGAGAATGTCCGTAAGCATATCTCTCTTAAAAAAATGGCGATACTCTCTTAAAGTACCGCCATTTGACATCATGGGAATCTGTTTATCTTCAATTTTTATTACTTTATACATCTCTTTTTATTTTCCTTTCGTTGGAACAGTTGGAGCAGTTGTAAAAAAGGCAGCATATTTTTCTGAAGATACTGGAACTCTGGATTTTACGATATTACCAAACTCTGTTACCAGCGGAACTGATGTAAACGGAATTGTGGTCGTATTTGGCTCAAGTGTATCCTCTTTTGTATTTCCTTCAATCGAAGGTCTGCTAAAAGTTGTATTGTAAATAATATATTTTGTTGCGTTTTTATCTCCTTCAAACTGGAACATGAAATATGCTGATTTCTGTACCGGGTTTGAAATTTCCACAACCAGCCCTTCCTGCGAAGCAACAGCACCAAGATATTCCGTTTCAAACCAGTCTGGAACTTCTGCCATTTCCAGCTCTCCAGTATAACCGTTATTTGTATTAGTAACATAATATGCTGTATTATCAGCGTAGAATGTATTTGTTTCACCTTCTGCATCCATTGTAAGGTTTACTGCTCCGGGATATTTTTTTGGGATACTGAACGATGGAGTACCATCACTTAAAGTTACTGTACCTACATGGACGTTTGACAGTCCAAATCTTACTTTGTTTTCTTCAGACATCTATTTTCCTCCTATTTTTTTTATTGTTCTTTTTAACAGTTCTTTATTTATATAATCATCGCCGTATTTGAAGTGCGGCTGCGGGGCAGTTCTTCCGCCCTTTGTCAGTGCATGACCGTTTTCTAGCAGATGAGTAAGCCGATATTCGTCACCACTGGCATATATAACATTTTTCTTTTCAGTAACACTTTCATACATTGTACGTGTTTTTAATGAGCGTTTATATTTTCCTTTTCTCTTGATTTTTCTTTTATCAGTTGGAGCATGATCCTTAACTATTTTCAATGCCTCATCGGAAATTTCATCTACAGCACTTTTTGCTGCGGTGGTCACTTCATCACTGTATGTCTCAAGACAGTTCATGATTGCTTTTTCAAGCTGACTGACTTTGATTTTTTTAGCCATATAGACTATAGACTGTCGTCATTACCTTTTCTTCATCGAGCCATGACTGTGATGATTTATTCCAGATGATACCGCAGTTATCGAAGTATGATTCCAGTTTTTCTTCCTCCACAAGAGTATTTTCCCTTGTGTATAATTCCAGTTGAACATTTTTAGTACTGTAATAAACTTTATTGTCTGCATTGAAATTATCACTATCAGGTACGAGATATACCATAAACGGAGGTGCTACCTCTTTGCTGAAATGACTGAATCTGCACTGAACAGTATAATTTTCAAGTCTGTTGATTATTTCTTTTATCGACATATTTTATATCTGTTCCTTTCAGGGTGATATATATGCTCGGTGGTGCGGTGTCATACTTCGGCTGTTTTAAAACAATCTCATACAGTCCTTTCTTTCCTGTTCTGTAGTCTCTTGTCTCGATAATATTGCTGCGTTCAAACACATCTACACACTCCATCGGTACTGATATCATTCTTTCTATCGTATTCCCAGATACTTTTGCATCCATAAATCTTTTGACTCCGAATGTCCTGTTTCCAAAAGATATCTCATTAAATAAATTTTTTTTGATGATACCATCCTCAGCTTCTAAAACATTTATTACACCATCATTAAACTGCTCATTTTGTGCTTTATTCCTGCTTGCCAGCATATTTTCTCACCTTTGCTTTATTGATAAATGCTATGATTTCTTTTCTGTAATTTATATAGAAATCATCAAGAGCGTTTGCACGTTCATACATTACACGGTTCAGGAAAAGGCTCTGCGCTTTTCCTGGTTCCGTATAAATATTATTAACTCCGCTCTTTTCATCAAGATCAGCTACGGAGTTAGAAATAATGATTTTCAGCTTTTTTTCCGCTGATTCATCAATCCATGCCAGCCCGAGAAAATCCTTTGTCAGTTCTAACAGTTCCTCTTCCATACAGATTTTCTATCCTGCCGTCTGGGTTTTTACTGTACCCTCTACCGTTGTAGTGATTGGATCGGTATTAGTTACTTCGACTTTTACAACTGCTGGTTTCAACTGACTGATATCATGGTACTGGAATGCATTGTTATCCATAGGCATACCGTTTCCGTACAATTTGATTTTGTATACCCTGTTGTCTTCAAGGAACTGACAACTGTCATCAAATTCAAGTTTACCGTCCTTTGAACTCATACCGATACCCGCAAAATATCTGTATCCTAACCCTAGAACAGCTTTTCCTGAAGCAACTGCCGGTGACTTAATGATAGTCATCGGGTAAGGAAGAATATCATTTCTGTAGGTACCATCGCCACCCATTACTGTTGTAGCTGGGAATACTTTTGTAAAATAGTCAACAGGATTTACGATATAAATTACGTCTCTGATGGTTCGTGTTTTGTTGTTGTCATCAACTGCTAATTTTGCGATTTCTGCACCTAATGTTGCCGGCTGAAAATCTTTAATAACGGTTGCTGATTTAGCTGTATATTGAACATATCCGCTTTGTGCGCTTCCTGATGTCAGATTAGCAATCATCCCGATTGGACCCTGATCTGTTCTCAATGAATTGATGATTCCATCTTCAAGTCCGTTTGCTAATGCTTCATACATGATCTCTCTAACATATGTATCAAGCCATGATGGTCCTAAATCAAGCATTGCCTGTGACACTGGAATAAAAGCAGATAATTTCAAAAATGTCATATCAACTTCACCGAAAGAACTTTCCAGCTCCTTAGTGATTTTATCTGTTAATTTTCCCCATGCCGCTTTAACATATCCATTTTTGTTGACAAGGAATTTGATCATTCCCATAGTATTTTGAAAATTGATTTTTTCAAGCAGTGGATGCTGAGTTCTTAAATCTTCAAACACTGAATTAATAACTGTTTCCGGCATAACAAGTTCAGGATTTGTTAATGCCTGTTTAGTATCCGATGCTCTAAATGCCTCTGCCAGCTTTTCATAATATTTCTTTTCAGATGATGTAAGCTGTCTTACTCCTCTCTGTGCAAGAATCTGATCATCATTATTACCAGCTAACTCATTAGCTCTTTCTAAAATGTTCTCTTCGATATTTTGAGCAAGCTCATTTAAACAGCTGGTGTATGCATCACTGTCCTCGTTATGCATAGCTTTAACCATATTCGTTAAAATCTCTGCTCTTTTTTGATTCATAACTGCTAATGTCATTTATCTATTCCTCCTCTGTTTTTTGACATTTAAAAAACCAGCCTTTTTTCTGTAATGGCTGAGTATTGTTCAACTGTTTTTCAAGTTCTTTATTCTTAAGTACGAGTTTTGCTAGTATACCGTCGTGCAGTGACTGTTTGACTGTGTCCTCTACGATTTCAGTTGCAAAACCATAACTGAGTGCTTCGTCTGCTGTTATCCATTCCTCACGGTCCATCATCTCTTTAATCTGTTCCTCGCTGAGACTGGAACATAATTTATAGATTTCAACAGAAGGCTGAGTGATTTTCTCTATATCATCAGCAGCTTTTCTTAATGCATTTGAATCACCTGCTGCATAAGTCCATGCATTGTGGATCATAAGCAGACTTGACCGTGGCATTTTTCTTTCAGTTCCAGCCATAAAGATAACCGATGCTGCACTGCATGCAAAGCCGTCACACAATGTTGTAACAGTTCCCTTGTAATTCTTTAAAAGATTGTAAATAGCAAGTCCCTGAGCTACTTCACCGCCATAGGAATTGATTCTTACAGATAAGTCTTTTTCACCAAGCTGTGCAAGTTCTTTTGCCATGTCATAGGCGCACACCTCATCTTCATACCACTTGTATGAGGTGATATCTCCATAAATATATAATTCAGCATTGTTTTCATCCTGATTAGTCAACTGATAAAAATTATTCTTCATCTTCATCACCTCCTTTCAGTGCTTTCATGAGATCTTCGACTGTAGAATAGTTCTTGGTCATAAAGAACTGATTAGCCCATGATTCGTCGATTCTGTCAAAACCGCAAATCTCACGAAGATCGTTGATACAAGTAAATCCGCTTGAAATGAGCTTATCAATTGCTGTAGCAACATCAAGCAGGTCGATATGTTTGATTGCTTTTGTATCAAATTTTACATATGTACCTTTCAGTATCTGTCCTTTTGTAAACAGTTTTCTGTTCATTTCATCGCTGAACATCTCTATCAGCGGATCAATGCAGAATGTCAGAAAATCATTAACTGCTTTTGAAGTATCCTGTACATCGCCGTTGGCTATGGCTGAGGGTACATTGAACGCATTTGCCGTAAGAGATATGACATCGTCAAGCAGCGCTTTGAAATCCCTTGTAGTAGACTGTGTTCCTTTGTTCTCCAGCTGCTTATATTCATACCCCTCAAATAAAGGCAGGACAGCATTTGCATTTGAAAAGAATGTCTTAAAATCCTCATTGACAAGCTGTTTAAAATAATCTTCAAACTCATCACCCTGCTCTGCAAACTGGTCTATTTTCAAAATTCCCTTGTTGCCGTTTGCAACAAGATAACTTGAATACGCCGCATTGATAAGACCGGCATAAAGAGAAAGAGTGCCGTCAAGATAGGTTCTAAGATTTTTAGAATTCAGCTTAAAATAAAAAACCTCGCTCATTCTGAGGTTTCTGGAATATGTAAAACTGTTTACTGTAACATGCTGAAAATAGTGTTCGAAAAATGCAGAATCATCATTCAGCTGATAGTCATCTGCAACATAAAGCTCTTCATTGTTCACTACTACAAGTGCTTCATTATTTTCATAAAGATGATTGATCAGTTTTGCCCAGAACTGTGTAGCACTTTGATTCCTGTTTGGCTGAATATTCCATCTGTACCACTCATCATTCTTTACCCGCCTGTTGTTTTCATATACATTTACGGTACATTTTGAAACCGCATTTGCTATCTTGTTGGAAATAAGATTAAAGGCCAGTTCCCTAACCATAATCTCACTTGCCAGCTGAAAACATACAGCTTTGGTATCTGCTTTTTTGGGGGCAGTATCTTTGCCTGCAAGCCATTTAAAAAAATTGAATGCCATAATTCACCCCCTTTCTAAAAGGTACTCACGCGTACTCTTTTGCGTGCTCTTGATACTTTATATACAGGTGACAGCTTATCTTCGCCGCACATCGAATGCACAAGTGCCATGAATGGATCCGTTTTTCGTGATTTTGGTTCGATCTTTCCAAAAAGAAAGTTTCCCATATCAAGCTCACCATCTGTGGCAAGCGTTGATTTTTTTGTGCGAATGAGTTTTGTATTATTCGTTGCCCATCTTAAATGAGGCTGTTCACCCCAGTAAAAATACTGATTAGCAAAACATCGGTCGATTATCGGGTATATCTTCATGATATGTCTTGGTCTTATAAGAATAATATTTTTTCTTTCAATCGAATATCCAATTGCTTCAAGGCAGTCCCTCAAAATATCATATCTGTAGTCATCTAGGCAGATGGCTTTGATACGGTAGATTCTTCCTTTTTCCCTGATATATTCAGCAATCATTTTAGGTCTGATTTCGACATCATCAACCAGCTCAACATATCCTTTTTCCGCCCAGTCCATATACGGACATGTCAGTCGTGAAATTTCCGGATTGTTCATGCATATCCATGCTTTATTCATATCGATTCTAATGTCTCCATCCTTAAAATGAAGATTTACAGCTGTCCAGTCGGTAGTTTTAGAAAAATCGATGCCAGCTATACACTCATGACCGCGAAGTTTTCCGTCATATATTTTGTCTGTTTTTTCAAGATTCTCCCAGCTTGTGACCGCAAGTTCACTGTTGGACTCTCTTATATTCATTCGTTTTGTCATAAAATCCGGAAGTCTTGCAGGATTTTCTTTCCATTCACGATACTCTTTTCTGATTTCGTTCAACAGATTCGGCATGTAAAAGAGTGATGGATTAGCCATATACCAGTTCTTTTCATCATGCACATCATTTTTTGAATTCATCCGGCATATAAACGGAAGCAGTCCGTCATCCGGCTTATCTTCATAAAGTATTCCTTCACATTTTTTTATAAGTTCATCAAGCGGACCGTCAACCACATTTCCATTAGTCGTGTAGATCGTACGCCTGGGATGTTTCTTTTTTCCAAGTCCGGTAGTAAAAACATTGATATTATCATAATTTTCATAAGCATGGTACTCATTAAAAATAACACAGCCTGAACGCAGACCGTCCTTTCCTTTGGCGTTGTTTGTATGTCCGTGAATAAACGAATTTCTTTTAAGTCCTCTTATACTCTCCTGAGTCCAGTGAAAAAAACGCAGCATCTTCTTTCTGTTTCTTTCAAAGGCTGTCACGATATCCTTTGCAGGTCGTTTTGCCTGTGTTTCATTATTTGCACATATATCCACATCATACTCATTTACAGGATTGTATGGACTTATAAGCGAAAGAGATTCAAGTGATATAGTACCATCTTTGCCGTTTCCACGTCCCATCAATATCAATGCATCGGGCCACCTTGGAAGCCCGGAATTCCTCCAGTATGTACACAAATGCAGCCCTAGAACAAACTCCTGCCATTCAAACATCCTTTCAAAATCAAAATATTTTGATAATCCAAAATAACTTTCTGCCTGTTTTACATCAACATAAATATCATCATTTTCAAAAGTTCTGATTATCAATTTTCTAAGTGCCCATTGATCTTCGCAGAATTTTTCGCAATGATCGTCCATAAAATCAAAATATCTTTCAACAAAAAAAGGAAGTCTACAATTCATCGTCACTTCCTCCTGATACAGTATTTTCACTAGGCTTTATTCCCAGATATTCCAGAATTTTAATCATCTGCTGATTATATTTAAGCAGCAGATCATAACTTTCATTTTTCTTTTCAATCGGCAGTCCTTTAGAATTATAGGTTGTGATCCTAACACCGTTTTCATCGATATCTTCCTGAAGAGTATCCTTTTTAACAAGAAGAAAGATATAGTCTTCTACAAGGTCCTGAAAATATTTTCCATCAAGCCCTTTGTACTTAAGCTGATTTTCTAAATCCTCTCTAATTCTAGACTGCTCTGCTGTTAGATTTTTTTTCGGTATCCGCATAAAATCACCTCCTCATGTACACGCGCGAATTTTTTATGAAATGTCATCCCCACTCCCCGTTCTC